CCCTCTCTGCCAAATTTTTTGAAATCAGCAACAGTATATTTTTTAATATCTTTAGTTGCCTTAGGCATTTCCTCGATTAAATGTTGTTTAAATGTTTTCATTTTGACCAATTCTTTGCTGCTGTGAAGTTTTGGTGTGCAAATTCCATACGATCTACTAATTTAACCGCTTTACCTAAATGATCTATTGCCACAAATCCTTCTGGTTGTGTAACTCTATATCCCTTATCAGTACGGACAAAGGTATCCATAGCACCTTTGGACTTCTCTAATTTTCGTATAATCAAATCCTTGGCTGTTACGAGAAGATTTTGCATATCAAAAATCTTGACTAATTGACTTGATTTGGATCGAAAAAACTTCATCTTGGTATCCATAGTCAACTGTTTCTCTTTTTTAGTCTCTGGCCTTTTTACCCTATCAACATCCGCCTTGAGTTTGTCATAAACGTAAGCAATTAATCCTCTAGTATGTTGTCTGGTGTTAGTGATCTTTTCACCAGCTCTGACCTTTGTATTGTTGAAAGTCTTGATAAGTTCGTTGTAACCAGAGTCATTAACAATATTCAGAACAAGAGAATCTAAAGTATGAAAAGTTTTTCCTGCCTGAGACAATACACCATTTATTTCTCTCGTTTCAGCCTGATTGAAATTTATAGTTCCAGAAGTATCCTTGTAACTTGCATCTGAAAACCATACACCAGAAGATTTACTTAACCCCCTAAGATTGACAGAGAATGACGCAGACATATCTTCCATCGTTTTTCCACTATAGGTTGTATGGAAAACGATCCCCATTTTAGAAGATAATATCTGCGATGCACTCTCCATTGGAACTGCATACAGTATTGTATTTGGTTGGAAAACTACATACTGTTTTCCTTCTATTGTTTTTTTCTCCAAGTCATCTTGTGTAAAAAGCATATCGCCTTGGAGTACTTCTTTAATGCCCAACTTAGACAGTTCAGTGAGTGCAACCTTGAGTTTTTGATTAAGACCTCTGGCCGAGTGGTTACGGTCAATGTCTTCATGAGAGTAATTGATCTTCGCATTCTTGTTGAACACTCCCTTTGTACCAACGAAGAATTGACCATTCTCAGGGTTAATTCCCGCGAAGACAGCTGGGGCACCGTCCCACTTGACTGTCACATTTACGCTGGATTTTGCGTTTCCAGCGAGCATATCTCTTAGGGATTGAAGGAAGTTAATTGCTCCTCTTGTTCCCGCTACACCATTATTTAGAACCTCATCTTCTAGGTGTTCTAAATGTAAATTCTTTGCCTCTGTAAGGAATCCATCAAAAGTGAACATTTATGTCGCCTTAACGTGTGGAGCAGACCATTCTGATTCCGATTTACCATAGAGTAACATACCTAATGCAATTTGATGTAATTTATCTACACTACCCTTCTTTATACCCGCAAATAATGTTCCCAATCTAATAGTTTGAAATCTTGCTGAGATTCTTGTTTGCATATTTTTCTCTGGTGCTTTCTTGTCAAATGCATACTGTGCAACAGCATCTAAGAAAATCTTTTCACTCTTTGCAAGTCCGCTTCTTCCTGCAGAAGCTATAAGAATATCATATTCTGATGCATCAGTACCCCTTGCATATTGTATTATATCGGAAGTCTTCAATTTAGGCCATTCTTCTGTAATCTTTTTAAATGCTAGTTTTCCCTTTTTAGTAAATGCATACGATCCAACACCCTTATTGGAATATGGGTTCGTTTCTTTAATAAGTACTCCTTTAACACTTTCTACTCTGCTTACATATGCCCTTTTTGATCCCATAAGAAAATCTAAGTATTTTAAAAACACTTTACCATGTGCGGCTAGTGTTTTCTTTTTCTGAGCTTCTCCTCGTATTGTTTCAGTAGCACTTGCTGAAAATAACCTATACGTTACAGAATATCCTTCTAACTCATTTCCACCATATATGGAGGACACATTTTGTGCGAAAAAATCACCATACTGCATTTTAAAATCATCAACTATATATTCTGGTCTTTCTGTCATATTAATTGAATTAATTTCACCTTTACCAAGCTTTAATGAAACTCCTAAGATACCTCTTTTATTCTCTATTGACTCTAATAGATAATTATTTAAATGTGTCAATTTGTAATCACCCTTTGGACCCATTACCGGCAGAACATAATCTGAATATTCTATCCAAACATCAGCGGGATTCCATTTATCCTTATCAAATTTTTGATCTGGAACTGAAGTTGGAAATAACTGCTTTGCCAAATTAACTATAGGAAGCTTTGCTTTATCTTTACGAAAGTATTGTGGAACATTAGTGGAACCAAATTTTGAAGAGGATATGAATTTTTTAGCTTGAGCTATGTGAGAGTTTACCCAGCCTGTTGGGGCCCTACTCTTATCACCATCTGAAAATGGAAGTCCTCCATTCACCCCCATCCAGTTTACTAATCCTAATGCTTTACCCACATCCAAAGCTTTACCATCATTTCCATATACTCTACTATAAACAGCTTCCTTTTGGCAAAGGTCAAACAACGTAGATGCATCTTTTGTTTGCATGTCTGGAGTATCATAGAATGCGGACAAAACTAATAACCATGAGGTTTCTTGTTCGTTAGTTTGTTTAGTACCTCTTCCCTTTGACCCTCCAGCAAGTTTTATATAATTGATTTTTCCATCATACATAAATCCAAACATAGAGAAGGAATGACTAGTATTTAGCCCCATAAGAGGCTTAAATTCTGTTACTTCAGGAACTTGGCCATCCTGGCCCGGAAATGTTTTTTTAATTAATTTTATAAAGTCTGCACTAGATAGAGGTGGTTCTTGATTAGCAACTCGCTTGGGATCACCCATATGTCCCATACCAGCAGCGACTAATTTCTTTTGAATATCAGCCTGAGCTGCTTCTTCTAAGACTTCTAGGGGTTTGACAGATTTAACGGCCTTTATCCAACTACGTCTACTCATTTTACTCCAAAATTAGGTTGTACCATCTTCAATATTTATACTCAACTAGCTTTAGGGGGATCTGTATTATGTTTTTTAATTTCATGTCTAAAAACATCCGCATGAAGTTCATGCCAACCATCACAGGTAGTTTCTTCGACCTTAGTGCAATAGAATTGCCCAGTGGGGTCTTCCATGACATATATCATGTAATTGTTGAAATTATCACTTTTGTCCGTAATGAATAGGACATGGATCATCGCTCCTTTATCGGGATTGATGTAGTATTGATTAGGCTGAAAAGCCTTGAGGGTGGGAAGTTTGCGGGATTGTTCTTTCTTTTTCTTTCGCTCTTTATTTTCAAATTTCCATTTATTCAGGAAAATTACATTATCATTCTTATTTTCATTGGAGTTGCTCACCTGTCACCTGTAGGGGATAATTGTGTTCTTTGGCACTTTCAGCAACATCAGCAATTTTCTGTTCTGCAATCTGGTAATCATAAACTCCGGCTATACCTGAACCTTTTTTATGTACTTCAAGTGTGATTGAATTAGCTACTTCCTCAGTTTTATGAAAAAATGCAATAAGAGCCCAAACTACAAAATCTTTTGGAGTATAATCGTCATTATGAAAAATAACTGCATACTTTTTAGGAGGGTCTAATTTCCTAACAACAGGTTTCTTAGGTCTTTCAAGAACTTCTACTCCATCCGAATTTTCAGACTTTATATGTTCCATTAAGCCTCAGTATTAATAGTTAATGTCTCTGGTGCTTGTTGAATAGGTTGTGGAGTTTGTTGTTGCTGTTGTTTCATCATTTCCTCTTGCTCTTTTTGCTTTTTTTCTAATACCGCTTTATCTATAAAATCAGCATTAAATGAAACACTCCTTCTCTCAAAATCACCATCAGTTCTAAATGGATATACTGTATGTTGGAGATGTGCGGGAAAAACGAAGAAATCACCTACTTTGGGTTTCCATTTTAATAAATTGCGAGTTAAATGTGAAGGATTTTTTGCTCCACCAATAAACATAATACAACCATCATCATCTCTTTCTGGTTTAGTTGATGGTAAAAACTCAGGAATTTTGAGATACATTACAGTTGACAGCTGGCATTCTGTATGAATATGTATTGGATTATATTCGGACTCCCATTGACTAATAATCCAACAACTTTTCATTTGAGTCAACCATTCTATATTTTTTATTTGGTCAATCATGTTAGACGTAGCTGATTGGATCATACAATGGTAAACATATTTTCCAACAATATCCATAAAAAAAGCATATACATTTCCTTCTTTACCAATTTTGTAATTTTCCATTAATTTATGAGGTATTAGAGGTTCATCTGCAATTTGTCCTGCTAAATTTTCACCCCAATTTTTACGATCTGGATCTTGTAATACTTGGTCAGTAATATCCAACATTGCATCTACAATCATTTGAGGAAGTTTAACTCGCATTAAAACATCAGACCAAGGCTGTATCATTTCAACTTCTAATTGTGTCTCTGGTCCATTAGCATATGTCCTTTTCTTTTTGGCCCTTTCTTGTCTTCTTCTTTCTGCTCTATTCATAATCAAATCCTGAAAAGTCTCGTTTTTTAAATTTTCCTTCTGTTGCTATATCAAAAGAAGGTGTATCATCTTCTTGTCCATTATCAACCAATTCATCCTGAGCCGATTGTGCCACATCAAAAAGTCGCATCTTAGCCCTATCAATACCAATTACAAATTTACGATTTATTGTTGGATCGTTATATCTATTTTTGAGTTGTTTCACCATTATTTGTCCAAGTTCTTCCATCTGCTCAGTAGATATAATTGCAAACATAAGATCTGCAGTTGCAGGTAATCCGAAACTCTCACTAGTATCTTCCAAACCAACATCAGTATTTGAATAGCCCGATCTGGTGGTTTGGGTAGCAGACATAACAGGAACTTTATTTTCAACAGCAAAACCCCTAAGTTCCTCAGCAATCGATTTGATATATGTGTAAGAATTAACATTAGCTCCAGCCTTAATTCTTGAAGATGTACAAATGTTTATATAATCCACAAAAACAATGTCAGGTACAAATGATCTTTTGAGATTTAATTCATTCAATAAAGATCGAAAATGGTTCACATTAGCCGAGGCAGTTGGATACTCCTTGACTATTAATTTTCCTTTGGTTGTTTTTCTAAGATTATTTATTTTTCTGTCATATATGTCTTTGGGAAGTGTATGTAAATCATCTACGGCCATATCAAGTAAATTTGCATCAATCCTTTCAGCAATTTTCTCCTCAGCCATTTCTAATGTGATGTATAATACGTTTTGATTTTGTGATAAACAAGCCGAAGCCACATGACACATAAACAAAGACTTACCTACTCCTGTTCCCGCAAGACAAATATTTAAAGTCTTTTGGGGCATCCCCCCTTTAGTAATCTTGTTAAAGTAGTCGAGATCGAATGGTATCCGCTCTTCCACGCGGTGGTAAAAATCGAAACGATCATCACTATCGTCAAGATAGTCATGACCAACATGAGGATCAAAACTGACAGCCAAAGCATCAGACAAAATTTCGGGAATGACTCCTTTATTGGACTTGGATTTGGGATTGTCGAGAATCGAGATGGATTCGACAACCGCATTGTAGATTGCTTTGTCCTGACAGAACCTTTCGGTTGTGTCCAAGAGCCAATTGATATCTGTGTAATCCTCCGTATCCTTTTCAATAACATCTAATAACTCCATTGAATCTTTAAATTCATCTTCATTCATTTTAGTATCTGAAAGATCAATTACCAGAGCCTCTTTAGAAGGAAGTGAATTGTATTTAACTACAAAATCGTGTATTTTATCATAAAGTACTTTATCAGCATTTTCTGTAAAATAATCATTTTTTAGAAATGGTAATACCTTTCGTGTGTAATCTTCATTTTGTAATAGATTTTTTAATATTGCTGTCTCTATTCTCATTCTCAGCAGACTCCCATAAAAGTTCTAATAATATTTCTCCGAGCATTTTTTCAAATCTTCGGCCCTCTTCATCTGTGAGGTCTTTTTCACCTATACTATTTGGTGCTAATAGTATATCATAACTGTAGTCACAAGTCAATGAACCATCTACATTAAGTTCAGGTTTTGTTTTGAAGTTTTGATATTTAAGTATGACATGGCTGAACGGTCCTCGTAACATTTGAATACATAAACCCTCATCATAAGGATCTTCTGGATTTGGAACGAGTTGAAACCAATCATCCTTCAACAGTTTCTTCGGTTGGTTCATCGGTGCCAAGTTCGGCATCATCCCCCCTTCCATATAAAAATTTTGTCTGACAATAACTATCAAGATATGTCATTATGTCTTCTGTAAAATATTTTTCAGGGTCACTTAATATCTGTTTCCCATAAAGTTTTGTTCCATTCGCCATTTCGTATCGTGAGGCGACCTTCTTGAATATACCCGCCTCTTCTGCCAATTCAAGTAATCCGTAATATCGATTCAATCCTTCATCATAAGTCAAAAGGACATCAACCATTTTATTTTCTTTGGTGAGTCTTGACTTGAAGGTTTTACAATGTATGATATTTCCAATAACATCCGTTCCTACTTTTTCTTTTCTTTTAGATAGAAATACAATAGTTGAAGCAGCATACTGAAGTCCAGAACCACCACCCATCACATCTTGTGGAAACATAGTTCCTACTTGTTTGTATGTATGATTTGTGACCAGTAAAGGAATACCAGCCTTAGCAAGTTTGAGTGTCAAAACTCTAAAAGTACCCTTAACAATTCGTGCCTTAGTCATATCTACTTTGTCTGCACCCTCAGTAATGTCTCCAACCTCTTTGGCCGTAGACAACATTCCAAGACTATCAAGACAAAGCAAAAGTGGTGCTTCACTTTTCTCTATATGTTTGTCTACTACTCTTGACGCTTGTTGGGCAAAATCCTGTATTGTAGAAACTGGTAATTGAATAAATCTTGTAGAGTCAATTTCTCTTTCCGCAATCATTTCAGGAGTAAGAGCAGATTCAGACTCAAAATACAAAACACCACCAGTAGGATTATCGGTAAGAAATTGTTTGACAATTCCAAGTAGGAAAAATGTCTTTCCAGTTGCCGATTCACCCGCGAAAGCAGTGATCTTGTTGGAGGGTAAACCCTTGTAAATACTCCCAGACAAAAGAGCATTAAGAATATAAGAACCAGTGTCGATATGTTCATTTACATTTCCTAGCATTCCATCCGATACTTTGGATGCGTATTCATTTCCTGTTACAGATATTAATTCATCAAAATAATCACTCATAATAACCTTATTATATCATATTTTTTTTAATTGTCAACTGAAGAACTCCATGAGATTAGTTCTTCTTTTATAGTCCCAGCCAATAGTATCTAAAAGACCCTTCATTGGATCAAGGAAAGATTTTTCAAATTGTAATTCATAGTTTACATAATCATTTAGGTCAAACTCTTTTGGAAGAGTGCCTAACATAGCAATAACAGAATCGCCAGTAGGATTTGGTTCTGTCAAATAAGTATATTTAATTTTTTCACCTTCTTGAATCTTTGGATATTTCCTTGTAAGTCTTTTAGTCTGAAGCATCTTATTATAAATCAAAGAACCTTTAACATGAATTGGTGTAGATTTACGATAGATAGATGCTGCATCATGATACTTAGCTAATCCCTTAACAGATCTTGGAAAAGAAACTTCCTCTGGTGGTAATTTCTTAAATTCATCCTTAAACTCTTCGATGAAATTAATAACATCATCTTCAGTACCATTCATTACAATCTTAAATGCTTCCCTTAAAGCATTTCGACATGGTTCTGGTGTTGAAGATTTAACAGCCTCAATACCCATAATCTTGAGTTTGGATGTTTCATACTCTACACCTTCAGAATTATGAACATTCAGAATATATCGTTTCTTAGCAATCCAAATTCCAACATCAGCCAAGACTTCACGTTTCATCACCATTTTTTGTTGGAATGCATTTACATACTCGGCCAAATCATCATAACATCTATCAATAACTCCTTCTATCTTATCATTACATACCGAATCCATAAACTTGATAATCTTTTTGGTATCTTCATTTTCTAATCCCACTTTCTGTATAAGTGGATCAAGAGTAACATATAAAGAATCAGTATCCGATGCAAGAACATAATCCTCACCATCTGTTCCAAGAACTTTATTAAGATATTCATTTACTGCATTCTCAGCCCAACGAATAGATAGTTGTCCTGCTACCGATACAGCCTCAGCATTTCTCACATCATAAAACCTAAACCATTGGTTTCCAAGAGCACCATAAGCCGAATTAAGAGCAATCTTCAAATTTTGTTGATAGTTGTAATAAGTAGATAACTTGTTAGTATTAGCATCCTTACCTTTTTTTTGTTCTGTGAGCAGTAGGTTTTTATACTTAACTCGATCTGTATACATCTTCTCCATCAGTGCAGGAAGAAATCCCTGTTTCTTTCTAGTATAAATTGAACCATTGGGAGTCATTGTAACATTTTTTTCTTTAAGAAAACTAGTATCAACTTCCCTATTGAGCATCCCTTCAACCAATCCAGTTTCTTGATTCGTTCCTAAGATTGTTTCTGGAGAAATGTTGTACTGCATGATTAAGTGTGGATACAGAGAATTCAAATCAAAACTACATACCCATTTATGCCTTCCGATCTTTGGAGTTTTTACATAAGCACCTTCATAGGCTTCATTCTTGGTTTCATGTCGTTTTGGAGGAATTACAATACGTTGTTCTCTAAGATGGTTGTAGACAATCATGTCCCACATCTTTACAGGAGAAAATACATCATTATAATTAATCTTAGCCATATAAGCCAGACCTATAACCATCTCCAAGAGTTTCATCTTTTCTTCAAGTCTTTCTACTAAAACCACATCATGTACATTATAATCTACAAATTTCTGAAAGTTGGTTTTATAAAGTTCATGAAGTGTAGTAGCCTCCGAATAATCTAATTTCTTTTCACCCAATTCCGCATATGCGATAAAATTTAATGCATAAGATTCTCGATTTATGAATGTGAACTTTTTGTAAGTATCCATATAATCAATACTGGAAATACCCACTAAGTCATAAACTTGTTGCTCCCTACCACCAACTAAAGTTACTTTACTTTCCTTGAACCATCCCCACGGCGACAACTTAGTAGTTGTCTTTTCACCAAGAACTCTCCTAGACCTATTGACAAGATATGGAATATCAAAAAATCGAGTATTCCAACCAGTAATTATGTCTGGATAATTTCTTGACCAATCTTCTATAAATCTGGAAAGGAGCTCCTTTTCATTAACACATTGTACATACTGTACAGACTCTTTAGGAACATATTCTCCACAAGCATAGGTCTTAAAATCTTCACCACACTTATAAGATATGGCCAAGATTTCTTCATCAGCTGAACTGATATTTGGAAATCCATTTTCTGAACTACATTCAATATCAATATATCCAATACGAATTTTAGACATATCATAGTCGATTATGCCTGGATATTGATCAGAAATAAAAGAATATTGGAATTGGTCTACACCAAATACATCGTTACCATAATCTCTTATGGCTTGGCGGGAGGTTTTCATGGAACCCCATTGAACAGCAGCAACTGTTCGGCCATCTAGGGTTTTCCATTGAGGATTTTGAGGTTTTTGTGATTGAACGTACAGAGTAGGTTCGTAAGGAACTTTCGTTTTGAAAGTTTCACCACGTTCAGAAATACCCCTTAGGGCAATAAAATTTCCATGTGGTTGAACATTAGTATAAAACATTAATAATATTTTTGATAAGGGATTTTTAAGGTGTCAAATGTATTATAACACCATTTGATCTGTTTGTCAATCCACTGAATTCGACTAAAATATGCACCAATTAAAAATAAAAATTGGAGATATATTTTGAGGATAATCCCTATCAGAAAATTTCTTGCTTTTTTCACATCTTCTCTTTCTATGAGAGAAGACCTTTTTTATATTGTGTCTTCCCATTGACTCTTAGAGCCGTTAATGTGTTACCACGATTAGTATCATCCTTCTTGTACGAACAATGAACCCAACCGCTGTGGGGGTCTTTACCATCATAAAATTCCAGAATGAGCTGATCGAAATCCAAATGTTTTGCAACCCATGCCGCAAGTTCTGGATTTGAAATTCTGCTCGATTCAAAATCGGCAGCTTCACCATTACAATGCTGACTTGTTTTAGAACCACCAACTGCCTTATTCAAGGCGGAAGAACGATATCCACTATTAATACGAATTGGCCCGAACTCCTCTCTTACTGGTTGTAAAATAAAATTACAAAGATTTACCAAGTTGACAACGTGTTCTCTTGTTGCATCATTTGAAATTCCTAACCGAGCTGCAGTGGAACTTTTTATCATTTCTTGATATGCAAAATTCTTTGTTAAGTATCCATTATATACTTCAATCGCCATTTTTCTCCTATCCTTGTATCACTTCAAT